CATATTAGCGTTAGTCACGGTTCTTTCTTCTATAGAGCCATCATCCATAAAAAACGCTACCTTTCTACCAGCAGAATATTTTGTATCTTTGTGTGCCAAATTAAATTCTGCGGAAAAAGCAGCAGGCCTTTCTGACGCCTGTAAATGGTTATACTCAATTTTGACTGTAAAGGAATTTTGCTCTGGCTCGGTAGATAAAAATTGTTTCTTTGTTTGATTGGATACCGTGCTTTCAAATCTTCTTTTTGGGTTTTCTAAAGGAAACCCAGTTTCTACCAGTTCATCACAAAATTTTGCAGCAGCGTATAGTTTCCATATATCAATATCAGCCATAGTAAAACCAAAAGAACCCACCCCATATCTTCTATTCAAAAGTATATCGGCCAAGATCCAAGCGGGGTTGTCAGTCCACTTTAAGTCTTTCTCTTTTATCCCTCCATAATCTAAATTAGATTCGGTCTGGCCATGAAATAACCCATTCCAAGCTCCATGATATTTTCTAGTTACAGGATTATAATTTTCTGGAACAGCAACCCTTTTAAGTTTGGCTAAAAAATTTCGCTCGGGAAGCTGTGGAAAATTAACTGCGTCAAAAGGTATTTTAATACAAGACACCCCAGGGTGAGAATACTTTACAGTTCTACCCATCAATCCGTCTGCTGAAGTTATAGAGCTTAATCTCATTTTATTGTTTTTTTCTCTTAAATCTTTTGGGTCTGTATACTCTAATGTTGTCCTAACCATTGTCATCACCAAGCTCTCGCTTGGACCAAAGTATGGTAGGGCAACATGTAAATCTAGGCCTGCTGGACTAGTACATAATCCTGCGACAGTAAGTATAGAATGCTCTTTTTCTCCACAGTTATATATAATCCCATCTGCGCCTAGCACCTTAAATCCTGGGCGATTTGAAGTGCCATATTTTTTTTGAATTTCTTTTTTAATTAGTGGCATGATCTGGTGATAATATCTGTAAGACATTTCTTGTGCAGAGCCACCTGCTCTGATTACGGATATTAGATCAACTAACACCTCCCCTATACTATTCCTTTGATCCTCGTATGCATCATCACCATATATATCATCCACGGCTTGTATAAAAGTTAAATTTGATTCTGTGCCAAAATGATCTGTACTGGCTATTACTTCTGTAGAATTGTAGGTTGATATTAATTTATTAATTAAATTAAAAATACTATTACATTCCGCAAATACTTCTGTATTAGAATAAAACATTGCTCTAGCAAACATTCCATTAAAATCCGCTGCAGACCACGGCCTAGGATCCGACATGCTGTCAGTAGGGCCCAAGTGATTGGTTACAGATCTTTGGCCGTCAGTTGTTGTCGTCCAGGTGGTACCCCCTTCTCCACCACCAAAACCGCCTCTTTCTTTAGGGTATATAACCGGAATTCTAGCCGCACCGTCTCTTAGAGTTACTAACGCTTCTATTGTTTGGCCAGATGTTCCAGTAACTACTTTTGACCTAGCTCCAATACCCAAAAATCCACGCCTAGTTCTTTGATCTGTCCAATTATGAAACATAGCTTGAGGGCTTAATGTAATTTTTAGTAACTGGGTATAAGGCCTTGTGATTGGATATGAAAAAACCTTAGCTCCGTTGTTTTGAGCATCAAGAAATGGTTCTGGCAAACCAGTTAATATCGCAGGAGGAGCCTTTGATCCATTGCTGGGGCCAGGAAGCTCAGAAGAAGAAGCGTTTTCTGATTCTCCAGCAATAAAAAAACTACCTCTAGATTCTAAAGTTGTATCCAAGAACCCCAGCGTTCCTTGTGGTTGAATATCGTCTTCATTAACCAAAAAGTTTAAACTATTTGATGGATGATTCATAATCACCATATCATTCAAGAACATTGACTTTAGTGCATCATTGTCGTTAAAAGTGCTCGCTCGGTTGATATTACCATCATTTGCTGGTCCAGCTAGATTTCCAGCAAAGTCGCATAAGCCCTCAATTGGGCCTTCAGATAAAACGTCATAAACGTTGTATGTTGTAAATGTTTCGATCGGTCCATTCTTAGAGGCTCCAGTTTTATCTTTATTGGTCCTATTGTATGAGATTGTATTAGATCCAATTTTCAGCATTCCATAGCCTATCGGAACCGGAGCGCCCTGCCTTGTTGTGTTTGGCCTGTCATCAAATAAGTACGACTTAGTTTGTCTTGTTTTGTCTGTAACTTTTGGGGAAGGAAATAGCGCATTTGCTATCGCAGATACAGCCATTGGCGCCAAAATATTAAATGCTGTTTTACTTAGGCTCATCTTGCCCATAACACCCTTAAGTGCCCCAGCGGCTTTACCAACCATAGCCATTAGTCCGCCAATAATAGCCTCACCTTCTATGACAGGTATAATATGTATATCAGAATCTTTAGACAAACAATAAAAATCCTTCTCATTGCAAAAAATATCATTTAAAATATTTTCATCAAATTCATCGTTTGCTAAAAAGGACTCAATTCTATTTAATTGCTTATCTCCTATAGACGCTATAGCAAAATCATCCCCGTTTTGTATTATTTCTGACATAGTAGATGTCAGTTTGCCATTAGTATTAGAGTCTATAGCGTTTACGGCTTCCGCAGGAGATGATACGTTAAGCCTCCACTTACTCCCGAGCCGTTGCTCAAAAACGCCATGTAAATAAATATTTTTCATCCTTATACCTTAATAGGCTTACACTTTTCACCATCAAAATATAAAAAATTATCATAAATACAGCTATATATTAAAAGTGGTATTTTATGATTGTTGTATAATCTTTTATCTGACTCAGAAGGCATTGCATCAGATTCTGGATGAGAATGAACAAAACAATGTATTTTATCTTTAAGTAATATAATTTTTTCGTCTATCCTAAAAGATGCAGATTTATCACCAGATTTGTTGGGCATTTGATAAAAATTCAAACCATTAAAATTAAATATAACACCAGCTATTTCTTGTTTTTTATTTTCTGCAGCTTGTTTTATTTTATTTAAAATCTCTTCATCTATTTGTGGCATATTATTGATGTTTAAAACCTGCGGTTTCTGGAAACCCACCAAATGGAACAGGTTCTCCATTAGCTAAATTTCCTCCCCATCTTTTTAAACATGCTCCAAGCGTCTTTTCGCAACTATCTTTTATCCAAAAATCTTTTGCGCTATATGGATTAGGAGATGGGTCTTCGTGCGTTTTTATACATACAAATATTGCCGGAACATAGGGCTCTTTAAATCCAGGATGATTTACTATATTACCTTTTTGATAAGCTTTATCTACATCCCACTTTATTGACTCCAAAAAATGTTGAGAGTTATTTTGCCAATTTATTACAGATATAAGCTGTTGCGTGTTTGGGTTGGTAAACTTTGTTACTCCGTATTTGGCAAACGAAGACCCTGTTTCTGTACAGCAGGGTGCGCCAGTATATCCACAACCTGCACCTCTGTACCTAAAAGAACAGTGATCTGCAAGCATCTCTCTTGCAGGAAATATAACCCCCTCCATTTCAAGCATGGACGTTAACTCAAATTCTATACTTTCTTTGGTTTCAGCAATTTTTCTATTTATATAAAATATATCGTCTGGCAAATGAGCGTTAGGATCAGCTTGCCCACTTGGGTTTTTAGGTGGTGCGTTGGAATCTCTTGGCCTGAAGTTTTCGTCATCTAAAAATTTTACAAATGTTCTTCTTCTTGTTACCTTGCACCCATGAAAATCATGATTCATTAAAACTATTGTTGATAACAAACCAGATGGATTTGCTATGGATAGTTTTGGTCTTGGTAGCCTGCCGTCTGAAGGCATCTCAAAATCAGATGTAAATATAGGTAGTGGTTGGTAGCTTTTACCTTGCCATCTTATTGGTTGTGTTGTGTTTGCTGCGGGACAAAATCTATATACAGGTTCAGAACCTAAGTCTACTTTGTGTTTTTTACTTAGAAAAGAAAAGTCATTTTGTAAGTGAGAAAAGTCTATTTCATACATCTCAACAATAGCATCAGATTCTAACTTAAAAACTTCTTTTGTTATATTTTTCTTTGAACTATCTGGTTCCATTTTATAATCTTTCTATGTCAGGGCTACCCTTTAAATTTGCAGCATTATTGTTGGTTACTGTTAAATTAGTGCTGTTATAACATAATATACCTGAGCCGGCGCTTCCACCACTAACTTCAAACATTTGACCAGCCGTATTCGAACTTCCATCAGACCCTAATTCTCCACCATTTCCACCATTATTCATCGTATACATTTGAGAGTGCGTCTTATGCTCTCCGCCACTACCAGCAGAGTTTATTTTTCCTGCGCGAGCCAGTATATTTCCAGGCTCTCCCATTCCTGCGCCACCGCCCCCGCCGCCTCCAAAGTCTATATTAGAAGAAAGAGACACTGGCCACTCAAAAGTCGGGGGTTGATTTACATTTCCGCCTGCACCGCCACCGCCTCCTCCAAATATACCGCCACCGCTTGAAGGTAGTGTTACGTTGAATTGGACTAAGGTGTTTGTTTCATTTATTTCTAATGCAACACCCCCATCTTCGCCAGAACCTGGGGGAGTTATGTAAGGAATTGAAGTTTTACTTCCATCATTTTCATCTATCTTACCTTCTGAAAACATTCCGTTACCTCCCTTACCACCTTTACCAACAACAAGGCAATCATCAGCCATTGTAATTGTAACAATTTGTCCTTTTATATAACCATTACCGCTTTTTATTGCCGGAATATCAGCGCTCTTAGAAGATATCACTCCAGAAATATTAAAGTTAATGTTTTTAATATTTGATAGCGTTTTACCATCAGCATTGACTTGCTGAATTAGTAGGTCTTTTAAATTAATATTATGCAAAGAATTAAATCTTAAATTTTCAATCATAATTGCATCAATTAATGAAGCGTTTTCATTGCTAATAGATTCGATGCTTTCAATTTCTCTAGGATTACCTTTTGTTTTAAATGCAACCATGTTTCCGTCACTTAAATCGTTAGTGATATTATTATCATAACTTACGTTTCCTGAGCTTATTAGCGTCCCTAAGCTAGACATAAAAGATGTAGCATTTTCTCCGCTAGTAACATATGTCCAGGCTGGACTACTAGAAGAATCATATTTAATTCCTAACAATATAAGGCCTGAAACTCCATTTGACAAAACCATGTCGTTAAACTCTTCTATGCTTTTGGGTTCCGCTAAATACCCTCCAGACACCATTGCGCTAGCCTTAAAGTTAAGAAACTGATCTGCGGGATCAACAGTATTTATTTCAGAATAAACATCTACAGAGTAGTCTTTTTTATACGAGTCCGCAAGATCGCTACCTTCCACGTCAACATTAATGGTGTGTTCTTTAGAAGCTTCGTAAGCTATTCTTGCGTTAATATTTATTGTAGACTCTAAAGTCTCACTTTCGTCTTTTGAATTATATTGAAATTTTAATTTTGCGTCATAAATTTCATTCTTTTGGGCATCATCAACCTCAGTAACAACTTCCACAAAAATCTTATTACCGACTTCTAACGTATTTTGCTCAGTTATAAAATTCCAGCTGATATGCTCCTCCCCACCTGTTTCTCGATCGCTTAAAATTCCAGAACCAACCGTTGATTTCCTACCAAGATTATCCTGCGCTTTTATTACGCCAGACTCTCTATATAAAAACACTCCAGACTCACCGTTATTGTGACCTTCTGGTGAAGATAACATCTCCTTACCAGTAATGTCAGCATATGTCCCTAATTTACTTATAGCAAAATTTGAATTGGGGTCTTCAGTAATTGCTACGGTAATATTTTCAGCTTCTTTTTCTCCAATATTTTCTATTTCAACAATATTTCTTACAAAAAATTTATTACCACTTGCGGGCAAATAGCTTGACTCTAAATTAATTTCGTGATTAGCAACCAACTTAGCCCCCTGAGGAGCAGTTTTTTCTAATCTTACAGAATCTATTTCATCGTCATCTAACGGTGTATTTTGTCCCAACGCAAATTGCTGAAACTTGGCTGTGATAGTATGACTATTTTGAAATTCGTAAGTGTGAGTCCACTCCGTGCATATGAACCTCCTTTTTCTGTTATATGGAGCTGGAGGAGTATATAAAAACGATCTATAGCCTAGGTGTGATTCTAGAAAATGCAGTATAGCGTACGCTTCTTCGGCGTGTCTATTTGAAAATGTTAATTGAAACTCTAAAAGATTTATATTTGCTTTATTGCCAGGAAAATATTGAGTATATGCCGAATTTTTTCCGCCCATTTCAACAATACTTGGCTTATGGCTTACATTAAACGGGGTAGACGCAAACCAATGGAATTCTCTTGACCATATATTATGATTGATTGAAGTTACATTACCATCTGCATCTTCTACAATCGGCGGGTCTCCGTGACTCGTCACTTCACCTATATGATAATAGTATGCATCATTTTCTTCTACATATACAACATCATTTTTTCTGTAAATTCTATCTTCGTCATATATATCAGGTCTATTAAGATACATATAATCATTTCTATTTAAAATACTAGCATTATTATTAAATATAGATAAGTTTACAGTATGTGTGTCTTCTGTTTCAATTTCATGATCAAATTCAAAACAATAAAATTTTCGTGTTAAATTTTCTGTATTTAAATATGGAAAAAATAAACTTAATCCATCCATATAAAAACCATCAATACCTTGATCATAGTCTAATTGGAATTTTTTTTCTGGACCTGGTTCGTGTTGACCTAAATGGTTTTCAATAAAGTGAAGTATAGCGTTTGCTTCGCGGTTTGTTCTATTAGAAAATTTTAATTTAAAAGTAGCATTCAAACCATTAGGGCCTTTAGGTCTATAAGAATTATAACCGTCTCCATATTCGTAAGCAACAAGATCCGACTTAAACTCAACAGAAGATCCGTAGTCTGGATCAAATATAAAATGATCCTTAGTCCAATCGTTTTGATAATCATTGTCTAAAAATGGATCTCCAGCGCTTTCATCTAAGGTTAATACTTTAAAATCCATACCTCTTGAGGAAAAATTCGGTAAAAAATCTTCTTCTGTCACCTGGTGATAGTCTTGCCCACTAGCACAATAACTCGCCAAAAGCATTACGTCGTTCGTCACCCTTGCTATAGAATAAGTTCCAAGAATTACATTTCCACCCAAATCTATCCTAACAGTTTGACCTTCAATCATACGATTATTCAAAACATTCCCCTGATTATCGTAAATAAAACCTGTAGGGTCTCTACAAACTACAGTACCAACATGATTTTCTACCAGCGGAATATCAGGCGGAAACATATCGAGCGAAATAAAAGTCCGAATATCGCTCCCATAATCCTCCCACGCAGAATTTATAAAATTATTTATATCTTTCTTAGCGTAGTAAAAAGCATTACTTTCTCTGTGTCTAACAATATCAAATTTTTTATAATCCCCAGCTTTATTCCAATATCCTTTGTAATTTTGCACTGAAGATATATAGTAATTATCCGCCTCAAGTTCTCCGCCCTCTTCTGAGTCTGCTATATTATCAAACGGAATCTCTTCTAATCCAGGAGAATTGTACAATCCACCCGTGGCAGTTGTTCTTGATGTTGCGCTAAAATTTTGAGACGCTACGGGCGCATTCTCTATGTTTGCTGTATTAGCTGAGACAGTCGTTACTTCCCACAAATGACCTTGTAACGATAGTGTTGCTGGGTCACCATTTGGTCCTTGCCAAAAAGTGCCATGATAATATTGATATGACGTCCAATCTGATGTATCAGACATTAATTCTGCAGAGATTTCTATTAGTTTGTGACCTTTAGTTGGATTCCATTCTGCGGGATCAATAACATAAGGAGTTAAACCTCCTGAAACAACGGGTTGCTGAAAATCCGCAAGAGGACATCCAGTGTATCCCAGATTGTTTCTTACAGAACTAACAGGAGATATGCATTTATAGTATGTAGTTGTGTTATATCCAGTTGTACTATAATAAGTAACAATATCGTCTACTATATAGTTTCTCTTTGGATCCCAAAAGCCTGTATATCTAGCACTCATTATCTAATTACCTGTGATACCTGAAAATTACCACTAAGATACCCTCCTGTAGAAACCTCTAAACTCTGAGACATCACTTTACCTATACAACTAAATGTCGCTATGTGCGGAGATTGACGATCTGGATTACCACCTGGAACATCTATTTTCTTAGCGCCATATAGGTGCAAGTCAACAGCAACGTTTTGTGGTATTTCAGAAGGATTTTTCATTTGTATTTCGCCCATATGATTTACATAGTTAATTATTTTATTAGACTTTATGTTGCAATTAATTTCTATACTATTTATTGCGCTCCTGTAAGGAAGCAAACCTCCCGATGAAAGTAGCGATGCTCTATGTTCATTCATTCTAATTGTGTATGTTGTCTTCCTAGAAGCTTTTGCACTGTATTCAACACTAAGCATTCTTAAATCAAATTTATTATTCTCATCTTGAAGATCTATACCCGAAGCAACTATTTCTCCGTAGCTTTTTAAACTTTCTGCAGGATTAATATCTGGAACTTCTGCTAGTTTTTTGTCGCCAATTTCATGTATTGTTCCAAATATTTCGTATTCTGCTTTAGCTTTAATTAACTGAAATGGCTCCATAGTAAAAGAAAAGTTAGACAGATACGCCGTCCAAAATCTGTATTGACCTATTCTACCCATAGTTATAGGGCTTTCTTTCATATTTTCGCTAATATCAAATATGGTTTGTATTGGATTAAAATGTTGATCAGCAACTATAAATTCAAAAGACAACGAACCCTTTAGCGGCCCTGTTGGTACAAAAGTTGGGTCATTTACCGTAGCCCCAGCATCAGTAAGACTAAATCCATCAAACCTTACATCGCGTTTTAGTGATGGTGCAATGTTTAAGCTTGCAGATGTAGCAAATATTTGTTGATCCCCGAGTTCAATCAGGCATCTGTTAAAACTAGTAAACTCGCTCATAGCCCACCAAACATCCTTTCATCAGAATTAGCCTGTTCTTCTGCGGTTATAAAATCTCCCGTGGCATCTGTTCCGTAGCTCGGTGTTGGCGTGGTTTGTTCAGTTGGGTATGTGTCTGGTGTCCTCGGATCGGTTTCGAATCCTACAAAACTTAGAGCGACAGTAGTTTCTTGCTCTGTTGCGGAGCTTTGATTGACAGAAGAAAGTTTCGCGCCAACAATATTGTATTCATTAATTACACGCGGAGTTGGATCATCCATTGTTTGTGGATCATATATTTTAACATTTAAATTTTCTACGCTAGATTGAATTGAATCATAATCCATCAGCTCTCTCATTTGTAATATATTATAATCTTCTTGCGAAATAGTAAAATCTAATTTTGTTTCTATAGGATATATAATTTGTATATCATGTGCTTCATAATTTTTTAATGAATTAATGTGTTCTTTATTAAGAGCATATAAAGCCTCGACTGTTAAAGTTCTATCGATAGCAAAACCAAGAATATCATAATCGTTTCCTCCGATTTCAACAGCAATACTACCTTGAGTAGGAATTATATACTCTCTGTCTTCTTGGTTTACTTTAACACCTTCATAAGAACTAATTGGATTACCCTGAGAGTCGGTATAGCTCCCAGTTATTGCTGGAATTCCTCCGCCAAAGTTACCGTAAATTCTTATTGTATTATCTATGGCTGGAATTTCTCCTATATTACAAGAAACTTTTCTAGATATAACGCGCCCTTTTGTAAAACCTGCTTCTTGAACTCCTTCTCCAAGAACAAATCCCCCAGTAAGATCTTGATTATCACGTTTATCTGCAAGAATATCCGGCCCAAGCATGTATCTTGTAATAGATAGGTCGCCTTCTACTGGTCCATTAATGAAACTGTCTATGTATCCTATTCCAGCAAGATACAAAGGCTCTACGCTTGATCCATAAGAAATAGAAGCAGAAGAAATACCGCTTATAATTTGATCGTTTATAACAAATTCTTGTTCGTAACTTGAAAAACTCATCCGTCACCTCCCTTATCGAGTAGACCTCCAGGGCGACTTTCTTCTTTAATTACTGTGACAACTTGGTCTTTAATTTTAGCAGACATTTTATCCATCTTATCCTTTTTATCTCCGTTGCTATCGTTATCTTTCTTTTCTCCTGATTGTCCGCCCGAACCATCAACATTTACTGTTATGGATATATTATTTACTCCTCCAGATTGTGGCGATGCGCCATCAAGACCAGAAGAATTGCTTGCTACAATTCCCCCTGAATTATATCTTCCTGAGTTGATTTTTTCTAAAGCAGGCCTTCCAATTTTTCTTGCTGCATCTGCTCGAATAACATATTCTCCTTCACTTAACATTGTTGGTATTCTATCTATACCAGAAGGTCCTGTAACTGATCCTCCAGAATTTTTGTAGCCAAATTTTCTTGCCATGCCCATGGATTTTTCTCCAAAGCTTCCTATTGACTGTGCGGCATTTGACCACCAACCGTGGTCGCCACCAGCAACCCTATCAACATTCCCTTTTCCAAATTTATAACCAAAACTTTTTAGCTTTTTAATGTCCATTACGTCTCCTGCCTTTCCAACTCCAGCAGGCCCAAATGGGATATCTTCGGTGAGCTTAATTTTACCGCCTGGAGCCATAATTCCTTTTAATCCATCTGCAGTGCTAATTTCTGTGCCTTGGCCTAAAGCTATATCGGCCCTAGCGAATGCTCCTGATTTTTCGAGATGTTTACCTAGCTTACCCATTGCCATGTTGCCAATAAATTGAGTAATTGCGCGACCTCTTTGAGCTCGTTTTTCAGCTTTTTCTATAAACTTTCTAGTTTGTTCTGCTTTTTGTTGTCTAAGTTCATCAACGTATGCTTGAGCTCTAGAATTATTTTGCATATAATGAGCGGACATATTATGTTTTTTAAATGCTCCGTCAGTTTCAAATCGATCCTTTTTTCTTACTTCGTGCTTTGGCTCTTCTTTCTTTTTAAATAAACTTTGCAGTCCAGCTGTAACTCCAAAACCCACAAGTGAACTCATCATTCCTCCAGAATTTCTTTTAGGTAGGTGTCCTGCATTTAGAGAATCCATCATACTAACCCCGTATTTAGAAACTGCGCCTGGATTCATTCTGTATTCTCCGTTAGTAAGCATACCAGGAACAAGTCCACCTTTATTTCTTTTTACCAATCCCCCTCTAAATTTTTCCTCGCCGCTACCAAATATAGCAAGAGTAGCGTTTCTTGCGAATTGTTGCGCGAACGCTTGATTCATGGTTTGTAAAAATGATAAAGCTGCATCTTTCAAAGAATCTTTTAAGCTTCCTCCTTGTTTAATTGCATTGGTCATTGCGTTGCTCAAATTATTCGCAAAAGCATTTGGAATCATTTGCCCCAAATTATTATAAAAGTCACTAGATTCATCAGACATTTTTCTAAGAGATTCATTCATGCCTGCTGAGAAACTACCCCTAGCATTTAATTCGTCTTTTATCATTTCTTTTCTTAGATCGCGCATTTTTATTAAATTCTCAATTTCTGATTCTTGCTGTGCTACGATTATAGCTTGTGATTCTTCTGCTTTTCGAATATCTTTTGAAATTTTTGTATATTGTTCTCTTAGAACTTTCGATTGTTCTGGGGTGTTTTTAGGATTTGACAGCATTTCAGATTTTGAACGTAGTTTAGATTTAAGTGGATTAAGAATTTCGTTTTCGTAACTTCTTCTTTGTATATTGTTTTCTCCACGCATGGCAAGCTCTTGAATATTAAATGTTTCATCAATATCTTGCAATTGGTTGCTTGCAGTTACAGATGCAGTTTGATATCCAGGGCCTTGAGCAACTTGCCTTCTTAACTTTTCTATTTCTAAAGTCTTTTGCGCGATAGCCACTTGTGACGCTAACTTTTTTGAGTCAATATCAATTCTATCTGATATATCTTTTCTGATATCAGACTGTTTTGCCAGATCTGAGTTTATTTTACTTATAATGGTTAATTGTTGATCTGAAAAATCAAAATCTTTCTTAGAAAGCTCTAAAGCGTTTTCTCTTTTTAGAATTAATCCCTCCAATTGTCTTCTTAATGCTGCATTATTTTTAAGTATTCCATCTTCTTGCTCCACCATAGCTTTCAATACCTTTATATCTATTCCTGATAACGCGCTTTCTACGCCATCACTTTCTGCGGTGTTTATGTATTTGTTGTATTGTTTTTCAAGAAATTTTGGAGTACCAGCATTTTTGCCTAACCCTGTAAATAATTGTTTTAGACCTGCATTATTCTTAAACTCTATAGTGCCATCTTCTTTTTGATCTGCTCCAAAAACTGTTCTAAATTGATCTGAAGCCACAGTATTCCCAGAGATTGATTTAAATAACCCTGATCTAAAATCTGATTCGGCAGTTAAATCCGATTTAGATCTCTGATTTTTAATCGCCAATCTTTGTTCTTCGGTTTGCATGCTGACCCTTGTTGCTTCTTTCAAATTTTTTCCCATGATTGCAGATAAAGCTTTATTTTTATTTGACAATTCTGTTGCGGAATGAGCTTGAGATTGAAGGCTTTTGTTTAAATCATGTCTAACTTTAAGTTCTATACTTTGAAAGTTTAAAGTTTTAATAAATGCATTTGTTTGATCTTGTATAATTTGAGACTGTTGTTTAACTGCCAATAGCTGACCATTTTTAAAGGTTTCTATATCCTTTTCAGTCATGCCTAGTTTTCTTCCGAGCTCTAAACTTTCTTTTCCTCCTCTTTGCAAAATTGCCATATCTTTTCCAGTCATCTTTACTTCACGATGCTCAGTAACAGGCTTTCCGTCTTTAGTTTTTGTATTCGCAATAGTTGTGGTATGAACTCTATCAGCTTCTTTTCCAGTACCATATAAATTAGCTACTATTTCGTTTTGCAATTTTCGAGCGACCTCTTCGGCGTTTTTGATTGCAGAATTATCGGTTTTTATGGTGCCATTCAACAGAGCTTCCAGGTCGGTTTTGCCTGCGCCGCTCACACTTGTGGTTGAGTCTAGCAGTGACATCATTTCCATCTCTCCCCGACTCATTTTTGAAAAGTCATCAATTTCTTTTTGTTTATAAGGATACTTTTTTCTTAAATTTTCAATTGCCGATTCATTGCCCTGTGACCCACTGTTAACAATATCTATTGCAGCTCTAGTCATGTCTTTTTTGAAATTTTGTTGTTTTGTTTGCTTGCTGAATCCATATATTTTTTCTATGTTTGATCTCATCCCATTTCCTGGCCCTCCTTTTTCAACATCAGATAAGTCTATTAAGCTTTTATGTATACTTCTATCGCTCAAAATATTTTTTTCGTATGCAGCTTCTCGTGCCGCCGCTTGTTTTAGTGAAAGCCCCGTATATGGTGTTGGAAACCCATTTTGACTTATTTCTCCGCTTGCAACATTAAGCGAAAAATTATTATTAAGACCTAAAGCTCCTATTCCTCCGTTACCTCCAGAAAAGTTTTTCAATAGAGTGTTAGTCGCAGCAGCTTTAGCTGCTGTTTGGGCGAATGAATTTTCATTAAATGCTTGCGCATTTTTTCTCGCAGCTTCAGCCGCCGCTTCGTCTGCTTTTTTCTTTTCGTCCGCAGCCTTTGATGCTTGGTTATATGAACTGACTGCGCCCGCTAGCGCTCCGACTACCGTGCCGATTGCAGTTCCTACTCCGGGTAGAATCATACTGCCCATCATGGCTCCTGTTGCAGCCCCAGTTAGACCACCCGCAATTCCTTGTCCAGTTTTGTTTTCTCCAGCTGCCTGAGAAATCATACCAGACACCATTGGTAGCCCCATCGCAAGAGCCATAGGTGCAGCACTCCTCATAGATCCGGCCCTGGTTTGCCTTGTGGCGCCTCTTCTTGCGGTTGCAAGTTTATCTGAAGTTGTTTTTAATTTATTTTCTGCAGTTGAAACTCTATTGGTCGCAGCGCTTGATCTATCTTTGGACGCGGTAAGTTTATTATTAGCTGCATCTAATTTTTGGGTGGTATTATTAATTCTATTTTGAAGTTCGTTGTATCTTTTAGAACCTTTTCGTTTTCTTTTTAATTCTTCCTTGTCTTTTTCTATTGCTTTTGTATACTCGTCGACCTCATTTTGATTTTCTTTACTTGCTGCATTAGCTTCTTCTTGGATTCTTTTAGCCTCTTTAATTTCGCTTCTCAAATCATCGTACTCCATCGAAAGTTTATCAACTTGTTCATTAGCATTATCAATAGATTCCTGGGTGCCCATTTTTAACATATCACCTAAAGCATAATTAGGCACAAACCCTTTTGCTCCAAATAAATCTTTTAATCCGCCCGGCTCGTCATCAGTATTTGTAACTCCCAGTCCCATAGGGTTGCTTCTGCCAACTAATGCTCTGTGTGACCCAACTCGTATTTTTGAAACAGGCACCCCAGCGCTTTTTTCTCGCTTAATTGATGCGGTTAATGGATCATCGTAATTTGGAATATATCCAGCAGCGGCCCTTCCAGGCTGCCGCATTCTTCTAAATTTTTCGCTCTCTTTATAGTTCGAATCAGCGTACGCAAACGCATCCTTGCTTTTTGGCCCAAGTATATCAAGAAATTTCTTGGCGCTGCTTTTTATATTTGGCTCGGACATAGATATTTTTGCTTCAGCCCCAGCCTGACCTTTATTTTTTACTCCAAAAAGTTCATATAGCTGCGGAGAAGCTGGCAAGTCAATCGCGGATGTATCAGTTCGAGCCATATAGTTTTGGAACAAGCCTTCGCTTTCAACTTTATCCATAATTGATGCAATTCCAGATTCAAATATTCCTCCTGCTGCCGCACTAACTGCACCTTTATTAAGAGAGCTTTCTATGTGTGATTTATTAATAGGCTTAATTGGTTTGCCCATAATATCTGTTGCGAGATCAATAGCTCCATTGGTCATATAATCTTGAAGCTCATTTTGTATGCTTCTAGATTTTTTAGCCTGCATTTTTTTCTCTTCTCCTGGACCCATTCCATATAAAGGGGTCGCAATTTTATAAGCTGCTGGTTTTTTAAGTATCTTTGTTGTCGCGGTACCCTTAGAACCACCAATTTGACCGCTCCGGTTTGCAAACATATGTTGATTTGGGTTATCTGCTTGTTCGTCTGCAGTAAGCACAACAAAGCTTGACCCTCCTGCATTGATGTTCGTAATTCCCCGCTCAGCTCGGCCCACCGCTCTACCCCTGCTTAAATGACCTTTATAAGATACTAAATCTGTTTTGTTGTCGAATTTACCAGCATTTGCAGTTATAAAAGCGTCAATACTTCCTTTGTTTAAATTTGATTGGCTACGCCCAGAAGCTTTCCACTCGTTAATAAGAGCGCCTTCCAGGCTATTTCCGTGGTGATGTTTCGATGTAGCTAGCCCAGTAAGCTTTCCACCACCTGCGGCAAATCTTTGCAGTGCGCCAACTAAACTAAAATTAGGAATATATCCTTGCGCAGCATATGGATCAAATCCATGCGTGCTAGCAAATATTTTTTTATAATTCTCTCCAGCTTTACTTGAAGCGGGCGGCATAATTGCTGGCTGCGAAAGGCCTGGAAAATTTTTAACCGTTTCGGAACTATTGTATATCATACCTCCTGCGCCTGGTATATTCATAGTTTTGATATGACCTGGTGTGTATCCTGCGCTTCTGGCCATTTTCTTTTCTTGATCGTCTTTAGCATAATTTGGAATAAATCCATATGCTCCTCTACGACTATAACTCAAATTAGGCCCAACACCTTGACGCATCAATGAAGGTGTCATGCTTTTTGTAATGCTTGCTAATCTTGCAGCCTCAGTGGTTTGCTGTTTAATTAAATTTAAAATTGTTTTTTCTTTTTGTTCGCGACTAATATCTGTTCTCAGCATTTCTTGCTGCAAAGCTGCATTTTGAGTTAAAACCTGCATCAAGCTGGTTTCAATACTTTTTCTTCCAGCAGCCGCCTTATTCATATTCAACAAACTACTTAAACTGCTTGTTGCATATTTTGCTGCGTTTACAAAAAGTTTAGTAAATAGTGCTCCGATTACTACCAAGCCTGGGCCAGTAATAATATTTCCAATGCCTTTTAATACTCCTTTTGCAAAAGTATTACCTTGATCTTCTCCATTGCCAAGTAAATTTGTTGCGCCTTCTGCAAGCCCTTTGATACCATCAAGTATTTTATTAATACCTGGAGCAAGAGCGATGTCTCCAATTGTTTTAGCGAGTTGTTGCACAGCCACACCAGTTTCACCTGCTAGTGCAGACATTGTTTCTCTTAATTGTTCATTTTTTCTACTTGATTCGTCTGTTGCGTTAGATGCAATTTTTGTTGCCTGTGCAGTGACGCTGTTTGCTTTACTTAAATCAGACAAAGCGGCTTTTAAAATATTAACTTGAAAAACTCCCGCAACATTCTGAGAAATATATGCTCTTTGCGCGTCATTCAAGTGATCGTATTTTTTAGCAAGACTTTCTAAAATACGTATCGCAGGTAAAGTATTACCACTAATATCTCTAACAGCGATTCCAATATTCTCTAGCTCATTAAGAGTAGAACTCCTTTGAACCCTTGTAAAAATAGTTTTAAAACTATTACCAATTACAGCACCACCACGAGCAGTACGCTCTTGAACAGCTGTAACTAAACCTATTAAATCATTTAAATCAACCCCTGCGTCTCGTGCAGCCTGTCCTGACCTAGCAATAGCTTGAGCGAAATCTTCAGCACTAACTGCAAACTTAACATCTACCGCAGCAAATTTACTTACCAATTTTGTTGAGTCTGAAATTTCTCCTTTAAATGTATTCATTGCAGCGGTCAAAGATTTAACCGATTCCGCAGCTTTCATTCCGGTCAGCCTTGTTAGTATCAAAGCGTCTTTGGTTCTTTTTAAAGTTTCATTAACACTCAAACCTTGACGTGCAAATTCTGTGGCAGCTTCACTTGCTGCATCAAATCCAGCGCCTGTTTCTTTTGCTACCTTAAATAATCCGCCTCCAAATTTATCAAGCTGCTTATTGGTAAGCCCCATCACAACATTAATGTCAGTAAGATTTTTTTCTACCTTCATGGTGCTTGTCACCAAGCCCTTGAACGCATCAGCTACAGCATTAATAATTCCAACAGATGCGCCGAACGCAAGAACACGAGCATTAGAAGCTTCCAATGATTTTGTAAATTCATCAGCGCTACGCTTCATGTTTCCAAGCGGTTGCGTTACGCCTTTTTCGTCTATACGGATTTTAACTCCGCCAGAGCGGTTGATTCTTTTTACAGCGGCTTGTACATCTCTTTCAAGAGGTGTTGTGTTACCTTGTACATCTATGTTAATACTCATGCCTTGTTCCTTGACAAGGTATTACACGTATTTTATATTCTAAACTCCAGAAAGCTTCATCATATCTTGCATGCTCAAAGAACCACCCTTCTTTTGCGCCTCTTTATGCAAATCAATTCCGCCAGCAGGCTTTTGAATGCCAAGATATTCATAGTCTTCATCCTTTGCGCCAACAATTGTAGATCCATCGCTATCTTCAAATCTAGATTTCATTTTTTCTCGCTCCTCGCTTGAAGTGCTACCAAAGTCTAATAACGCTTTTGGATCTTTTCTTATTTTCTCAGGGATATTTTCATTATTTTCAAATATATTTTTAAATATTCTAGTATATACAATCATTCTAATTTGATTATATGTTAATGAACAAAATGCTTTACCATAAAATTGCATACTATCATCAGCAAAATTTAAATATGGTTGATAAAAATCTTCTAGTATTAAATATTGTATACTATCTTCACTAAAAAAATGAAATGTATCATTATATATTTTAATTAATTCTGCTATTTTTCTTGAATCAAGTTCATCATATTCAGCTTCAGTATATAAAGGAGCATCAAAACTTTCATTTTTATAAAAACTTTTTAATATATAAAAATCGTTTGTGCGTTGTGCTGCGTACTTTTCACAAGTATTACCAATAAGATTATCTTTTTGCAAAAGCTTTACGTTTAGTTTCTCTTGCTCTTGCTCAATAATTTCATTCTGCTTATCTATTGCAGATTTTATTACTAGTTTCTTTTTGGAGATTTGTAGAGTTTCTATAAATGCTTGTAGCTTTTCTACATCCCGTTCATCTTTTTGAGTCCAATCGCCTTCTTTTTCAAGAAGATCCATCATGTCTTGATTAGTAGGAAGTCCTCGTTTTTTTGCTCGTTCTATATACAAGTCAGTTATGTCCTCAAGCTCAACTTGATCATGAGGAGTTAAGTGTCTTATGTATACAAGACCATCATCAAATACGGCAGATGAGTATCCCCTAACGACATCCCTAAACGCCTTTCGGTGTTCAGTGGCGCTGGACATTAGATCTCTCCGTTATCGATGTCTTCTTGAAGCTTCTCGAAGTCGGCGGCCAAAACAGCACCAGCGCTGTAATACCAGTAACTTACATATGTGGCGAGCTTATTAGAGATTGTATAGTATATTTCACTACCTTCTTCTTCTAACCTGTAATACTCATCAATCTTATCTTCAAAAGTTTCTCCCTTAAAAATTGGGGACGCTTCTTCTTCAGAATCTTTTCTAATGTAAGATAAATTTAACAAGTACCAAGTAACAGCTTTATTGGCTGCTCTAGAGTCTGCGGTGTGATTAAATAGAGATGCATAATTTGTTTCAACATTTACAATTTCTTTTCTCGCTTCACCAAGCTTGCCAGATAATTCCCTAACTCGGTCTTCATCCTTTTTTGTTTTAGCTGACTTAGTATTTAGCCTGCCAAGTTCATTACTGTATTCTCCAAACTTCATGTACAGTCTTGTGAGTGCTTGAGCGTCTTCTTCTGGCATCAAACCTCCGCTGTCAGAATACTTTTTTGCAAGCATAGCTTTAGTCAGAATACCTTGCTTAACGCAGTTACTCATTTCAATGCTATACTCAAGCTCAGCTTCTTCCATTTCGCGTCGATTAGGCTGCTTTATGATGATTCTGTAGGGAACAGCTTGGTCAACCTCTTTGGTAACCTCAACCTCTTCCTCGTTACCGTCTTTGTCTTTCCTAGACTCAACTTCAGTAACTTTTACTTTTTCAGTTTGCTCTACAGTAAAACTATAGACCTCCTTCAAAGAAGAAACTACATCCCCTTCTTCTTTTTCTTGTTTTTCTCTTTCCAATAATTGCATAACCTTATTCCTTTCTTATTATATTCATTTGAACTCAAAATCTATAGTAAAATTTTGCAAATCACCTTCTATATTGCGGATCGCTTCGTTACCTATGTCTAGAGTTCTTTTTCTTAAGTGTTGCAGTTTGTCTTGATCAAAATAATCCGCTTGATCAATTAGCGCACGATATTCCTCTGGTAAATTTTGTTTAAGTTTACCAAAATGAATTCTATGTTCTTCGTTTAAATCTTCTAACATCATTAGAAAACCTTTAAACAAAGATTTAGTATTCCTCTCGCAATATTTGCGAAAAATATTTCCTGCTTCCATAACCTTATTCCTAATAGTTGATACACCTATTATTATTTAGTGTAGAATTAATTATGGCAAGTTTTATTTCAGATTTCGCAAAGCAGGCTTTTGCAAAACAGTTCGAGCATATTCATGATACATTTGCGCGAGATATAGTTGTATACAAAGAAGCAAAAAAAGTAATTATCAACACAGACCCCAATTACAATTACATATATAATAATACAGGCGGCGCAGCGAGCGTACAAAATGTTCCTCAAAAGTTTGTATTCAAAGCGCGCATTCTATATGATGATAACAGAGACACAGAATATTTCGGAGAATTTGGTACAAGCACAAAAGTAAAACGAGTTGATTCAAATAGCAGAGTAAGAATTAAATTAAAAAAAGAAGATTACATGCAAATAAAAGATTTAAAAAGAATTGAATTTGATGAAAGAATGTTTATGGTTGACTCAGATCCAAGAGCGCACGGATTATTTGATGTTAATTTTTATACATTGTATCTAAAACCAGTTGAAGCGAAATGATTTCTGTATACGCATTACGCAATACTTTAAAATCACAATTATTAAATAGCAAGATTGTTGAAAAACAATTTGATGAGCTAGTATTTAAACATTTTGACGGTGCAAAGAAAAAGCTTTTCATGGATTATGATATGCACCCCGTCACCAGAGATTTAAATAATGAATCTAATAGCGGCCTTGTGACCAAAGGAACTTTGTTCGGATTTTTAGGGTTTGAGTCTACGGACTCTCCAGCAGAAAGCTTGCGTCAGTTCTTAGAACGCTCTATTAATATAAGGTTTACAAACAATGATAAGCGAAATGGTCGCAGAAAATATATTGTAAACATTCCCACCAAAGATGATATTTATGATGCAACACCCTTACCTTGGGCCTCGGGCAGAAGCTGGGTCAAGGCTATAGAGCAGGGTATATCTGGAATGGGCAACTATATAGATATAGAATCTCCATCAAGTAGATCGGGCGAAGGTTTTCAAGCAAAACATTCCTCTGGAGGTGTATTTAGAAACACCTCTTATATATCTACAATTATTAACGACTTCAAAAAAAGACTACTATCTTACGGACTTACATTATGAAACCTCAATTCCAGCATGAAATTACTACGAGCTTTTCCTTATGGTTTGAAAACTTTTTGCTCAAAAAAGGCGAGGCTTATTCTAATAAAACAGATCCTCTTACATTAATTACCGATGATAGATTAGATGCGAGTCTTAAAAGCTTTTCTAGCCCTTACAAGCAATGGGTTTTTGATAAAAGCATTACAGGGGCAAGCATACCCTTTGAAGTTACAATAGACGGGGTGGCTCAACCTAAATCTGGAGGCATAGATCCAAGCACACTATCAAGCTGGGATATAACAAAGGGTTACGCTCCCAGAGAAATGGTTTCCCACTCATCCGCTTCATGGAGAGCTATGGAGTATACAGATGTCGCAGAAGAGCCTGGAGTGTCAAGCAAATGGGAAGACATTACGTGGACAACAACAAGCCAAGCTGGAGAAATACTTTTTGTTGATTATGTTAACGGCAGGGTAATTAGTTCTGCGGCTTCGTCAAGCTCAACAGTATCTATAGATTATGCCGTAAAAGATTTTAATATATACGTAACAAACGAAACGGAAGAAAATTTAATTGTGGAGTCTAAGTTTGATGTAAACAGTAGATTCGATCAAACCCTAACACCGATACCCCCTTATGATCAGGTTCTTCCCGCCATTTTTATAAATAACATCAGAAGCACAAACGACCCATTCTCTCTAGGCGGCGAAGAAAAAACAATCGGAGACATTAGGTGCGTAGTTATGGCGGAAAATATTTACCAACTCGATGCCGTCCTTTCTATATTTAATGACGCAAGCAAATTATGCTTTGCTGCGTTATCATTCGAAGACTACCCTTTAAATGAATTTGGTGACGCATTTAATTTTAATTATGATGATCTAGCACAACATAGAACAAATATTAATCCAACAGCAGTTCACCATATTGACAGAGTGGATGTATCTAAATTAAGCGACAGAGTCACAAAAACAATTAGTCCCAATACATTTGTAGGATTTATTGATTTTGAAATCAACACATACCGCTACCCAAGAATTTAAAATTTCACTTTTTTAAAAATTAAATGTAATAAACAAAAGAATACTTATTATTATGGCAACTAGAAATAGAGTTATTTATCAGAGTGAAGCGCTGTATGTGGGACAGCCTGAAGCTACAGGCCACCACATCACTGCTAAAAGTAATAATGCTACCGATGCGAGCGCGTCTCCAAAAACGGTTAGTAGTAAAGTTTGGGGCCTGGTTAAAGAACCAGCCAATAATACAGACTTATGCATTTTGGACAACACCGATTCCTGGACATTAATCACCAAGCCCACAGACCTTGTAGATGCAGGTGGCGATCCAGTTGATCCCTTTAAGGGAGATTTTGATGAAAATGCAACCTATGCCAATGAAGATATTGTAAAAGTATCAGACGGTGGACAAGATTGGTATTTTGAGGCTTCTGGAGCTAGCACCGGCAAGCATCCGCTTACGGCGCTGGTTGGAGATGCAGCCGCAGTACCACCAATTCCACAGTTTACAGATAATGGCAACTATGATTTATCAAACAATGTTGACCTTTCACATTGGGATATTCTTCCTGCGGTTAAACAGCTTAATCGAGTACAGAGCGCCAACTACAGTTTTACAATCAACAGGCAAGACGTAAATCAATTCGGACAGCTTTCCAGAATTGATTCTGTCGCAATTGAACCACCTACAGTTAGTTTGGATTTTTCATACTATCTTAATAATGGTGCAAACGAAAAGCTTATGGGATTTAATGTTGAAGAACATTCCGCCCTTGATGCAGGAACCGCAGTTAACTTTGTCAAAACAGACAAACAAGAAGATGACTATGCTGGTAGAAACTTTTTTATTCTTACCACACCTCAAGGAACTGACGCTGTTGGAAACTCTGTGTTCGACGCTTACGGAGATTCAGACGATACAACAGCATCTACCATTGCTCTGGGTAATGGTTATGTCACAAATTATTCAGTTGAAGCCTCTGTTGGAAGCATGCCCACAGCAAATGTAACAGTAGAAGGACTCAATTTGAAATCTGACGCAGGTTTCCACAATATTGATGTTCCTGCGGTCAACAATGAACGCGGAACACCAATTGAGGGTATACAGTATAGCCTTCCTGCACCAGTAAGTGGTGTTTTGAATGACGCTGCTAGCGACCCAACACTAGGTGACGCAGACTCTTATTCGAGTCAAGCAGACGGATGGTCTTGCTTGCGTCCTGGAGACATTGAAATGCATCTCGGAACAGCTGGTGGGGCAGCAATGATGACAACCCTTCCAGACGGAACACCTCCTACAGACCATAAAGTAGGAAGCTGCCACGTTCAAAGTTTCAGCATTGAAATTCCTATGTCCCGAACACCTCTTCAAAGACTTGGAACACCTTACGCATATACCCGACCACTAGATTTTCCTTTGACGGTTAGTGTTAGCGTAAGCGCCATTGCTTCTGACTTGGTTTCAGGAAATGTAGCGAATCATTTGTTTGATTTTGAAAACCATGACCTTCAGTTCATCTTAAGAGAGCCGCAGGCAGACGGAAAAGGTCCGGTTGCAATGTCGTTCTTCGTAAAAGGTGCTCAGCTTGAAGGAGAATCCTTTAGTTCTTCTATCGGCGACAACAAGTCTGTAGATATTACATTTACATGTCAAGTTGGTGGGCCAGAAGATACCACTAGAGGAATTATGGTCGCTGGATCAAGAGGGGTTGTTGAATCATCTTTCCTGTCAAGGTTTGATCCTGCAACAGCTTAATATTAATCTTATAGATTATTTAAAAAGACCCGCTTCGGCGGGTTTTTTTATACATGCTTTATGATTTGCATGCCACTGTTTGTGCCAATTTCAAATAGAAATTCTGCAGACACTTCAGCAAAACCGCCTATCGACATAGAGTGAGACTCAGAAGCTAGCTTTGCATCGGGTATTTTAACCGTGGCATAGTGTTTTTTAGAAGTAGCAGAAGTTCTGCTATATAATTTTATTTCTATATCCATAGATACATCGTCTTTAAATATTTGTGATATTTCTGATTTATTTGCATTTTTTTGTATGTCTCTTAATATAATATTAGCAGACATAGATCCTAGTATAGGAAATTGAATTTTTCTATCTTTAATATAATCAGAACCAAAACAATTTATATCTTGTCTATTTATATCTAATGATACTTGAATTGATTGTATTAACATTAATTCTGGATCAATATCAATAAGACTAAAACCTCCTTCAGAGTCGGCCTTGTTGTCTGTCCATGTAATTTCAATATCTCCAGGCCTCAGTGCCAAAGAAGACTCGGAATTGTCAGTATCAAGGGCGCCGTTTCTTAGTATTGACTTGTGTATTTGAACTATTGACGTTGATCTTTCGCCTTTATTGTTTACAGCGGGAACAAAATCATTTAAATGATTAAAATTATATTCATCTATACATATATTACTACAACTATAAGACAACTGACAAGAAACCATTGACCCAAGCTGGGCAGATATACCATAAGATGACAGATAACAATTACCTATACCAATTAAATCTAATTTATCAAATTCAGAATTGTCTGTTTTATCTTGCCTCCCTAAAATATCTTTTCTAGGATTTGCTTGCTCTGCTAGTAGGTATAAATTTATATCTCCTTTTTTGGCTTCTGCCGAGGCGCCCAAATTTGCCCAATCAGGTTTATTATATAGTTTTGAGTTTTCAAACAAGTAACCTCCATCAACATTAAAACCCAAAGCTGATTCGTTTGCTGCATCAAAAAATAAATATGAAAATTGAACATCTACTGTGGGTTGTGAAAGAATAGGTATCCTAGATTTCATAGCAACAGCTCCAACGGCTGGGGTTCTATCTTTTATATATTCGCTTGACCCGATTTCTTTTAATTGTAACGGATTAAAGTTAAAAGAATAAGATATATCTTGTACTCTAGATATTAATGTTGGATTATGAACAGTATCTTGTGCTCTAAAAGCTGGCGCAGAATCCGCCAACAGAACTACCCGCTCATAACTAAGATGTAACCTTTTCCCTTGAGACATAATTTTACTTACACAATAAAAATCTGCCAATAGTATATTTAATGTGTATAATATTAATGTTCCAAACTTTCGAATTATGCCAAACAGTAGAATTTCAGATTTATTTAAAGTATCGACGCTAGATCAAGACGTAGATGCAGAAGCGCTTCTCCTGATTGCGAGAGCAAAATCGCATAATGAAACTATGCAATATCAGGATTTCAAAAAATCCATTACAGATTTTTGCGTATTCATTACAGGAGACCAATCAATCGCAGGCTTAAAGACCTTCGAGGACAATGCTATTTTTAATAAAAACCTATCCGTACAAGGAAACCTTAGCGTCCGTGGGGATATTTTTAATTTAAAATTTGAAGAAGGAGTCGACCCAGCTCTTTTAAGTGCCTGGCAGTCTGTAATTTACCCTGCCAATGCAGAAGTATCGCACAATTCAAAAGCGTGGAGAGCCTCATTTCAAACACTTCCCTCTGATGAGCCTGAGGTTGCAGGTGTTGCCGCTCAAGGCAAGTTAACTGTAGACGACCACGACCACATACTAAACGGAGATATGATTACCTTAATTGATCCAGCAGGAATTACCCATGGTTTTGTGGAAAGCCAAGATTGGTCCGTAGGGGCAAACAAGGAAGCAACAGCAACAAATATTGCTAATGCAATCAACTCTAATGCAAATTTTTCTGCGACGAGTGATATTAACTCTAATGAAATTATTATCACACAAACAACTATTGGCATTGCGGGCAATACCACGATCACAGTTGACACGGCAAATCCATCACAAATTTCTAAAGAAGACTTCAGTGGGGGATCAGGTAGCGCTGTTAGTCCTTGGGTAGACGTTACCAAAAAAGACGCAGACAGCTACTTAACACAATTAGATTCAAACTTAAACACTCAGGGCGATTTGGCTGTAGAATCTGATTCGCACCTTAAAGGTACTTTAAAAGTAGACGGGACCACCGATTTATTTTCAAACCTTACGGCACATACAGAAGCTCTTTTTAAAGATAACCTTACAGCTGAAAAAGATTTAATTGTAAAAACCGACGGTTATGTAGAAAACGATCTTAACATTGGTAACGATTTAACAGTTTCAGGAGACGCTAATTTATCTCAAAATCTTACCATTTTAAAAGACTTAACGGTTAAAGAAACCACTTTTCTGGAGGGTGATTTACAAGTAGATAAAACTACATCACTTAACGACAATTTAACAGTTACGGCCGCCGAAGCTAGGTTTATTGTAGATAATGCAGTATTTGAAAAAGATGTCGAGATACAAGGAGACTTATCTGTCAAAGGCGACTTATTCAATTTAAAATTTGATGATGGCGCAGGCGGTAATGCAGACAACTACCTTACCCAGCTTGACTCCAACTTAATTACTAAAGGAACTCTTAGCGTAGATTTAGACTCAACTTTAAAATCAAACCTTAACACTCAAGGAGATGTTACTTTTGATCAAAAACTTGAAGTAACAGGACAAACTACGGTTTTAGATAAGCTAGGAGTTGGTACTAATAATCCACAAAAAACCCTCGAAGTGGCAGGAAACCTCAGAACCACAAAAACAACAGCAGACGGGGGCGTTACATCGTTAGACTTAAATTCAGGCGGCGCGGCGGATCATCCAAAATTATCTTTATATGATAAAAATGGGGGAAATGAAGTTAATTTACTTTATAGCAGACTTCAATTCACTAGAGATGCAGAAGCGTTTATATCTTCTAAATCTGATTTAAAATTAGTAACAAATGGGCAAGACCGATTTACAATTGCTTCAGGTGGCAATGTCGGTATCGGTACTACGAGCCCCAATGCTTTGCTTGAGGTCGCTGGAGAAACAAATCCAGAGATAAGAATTACCGACACTGATCCCAATTCCGCAGCAGCTGGAACATTTCGAGCAGAAGATGGAGGGGTAATATTAGGCGCCTATTCTAGTCACCCCTTATATTTAGCAGCCAATAACACAACCTCGATGACAATCACAGATGCCGGCAATGTAGGTATTGGCACTACTAGCCCTGACAATAAACTCGAAGTAAAAACTCCAGGTGGTAAATATGCCTTTTCAGTTGTTGATGACACTGCGCCAGAGCAGCACCTAGGCGGGCTGTTTGTGCATGAAGATGGCGCTACAACTGACGGCTTGGATTTATATCTAAAACAACCTGGTGGATCGACAAAGGTTGCTATCAAATCTAACGGCGACTCTTATTTCAATGGAGGTAATGTTGGAATTGGCGATTCGTCTCCCGAATGCAAGCTAGACGTTGAAGAAGATTCTACTGGCACAGTATTTAGGGTTGGAGGAACTGCTGCTGTTGGCCATGAATTTCAAATTAATTCAACACAAGAAAATCCATATGTATTATTAAGGGGCGAAGGTAGCGACTCTAAATTACAACTGCACTCTAGCGGGTTCTCTTATTTTAGAGGCGGAAATGTTGGCATAGGAACAGTTTCTCCAGATTTTAAACTCCAGATAAAAGGGGTTAACGACCTATTTAGTCTTGAAAATAAAAACAATAGCAGAACGCTCAATCAAGGAATTAATGACACAGAAGCATATATAGATTTTTCAAGCGGAGATAATTTTGAAATTAAACAAAATGGCACAACCGTATTTAAAATAGCTAATGGCGGAAATATTGAAATTGAAAACGATGTACAGGTAAACAACAATTTAACTGTACAAAATGATTTAACTGTAAGAGGTGATGTTTTTAATATTAAATTTGATAATAATGTCATCCAAGGTCTTCCTACTTATCAGTCGGATGTAACTTATCAAGACGGAGACAGAATTCAATACGATGGAAAGATTTGGGATAAAACAGGACTACAAGGACATCCACAGCATCAACCTCCAGGAACAGATCCTTCTCAGTGGCAAGAATTCATTCCTACGCCTCTAGATGATTATAAAACGCATTTTGATTCAGACTTAATGGTTGTAGGCAAAACTGGCCTTGGACAGGAAGCTCCGGCCGCCAGACTTCATGTAACAAATACAGACAATACATTACCGATTTTTATTGCAGAGAGTGGCAGCAAGCATCTTGAAATAGAAAACGATGGAGATGTCATTGTATATAATAAATTAAAAATTGGACCAAGAGACGGCATAACATCAACAGATTCTTTTCAAATTTACCAAGACAACCCAGCCTCTGTTGCGGGTGATCAAGAATACTTTTCTATAAAACACACCACTCAACCTGCTGGCGACACAGGAGGAATTCATTTGCGCGAAGACGGAAAGCTTGGCATCGGAACATGGGACACAGGCAGCATGCTAACAATTGCAACCCAGCCAGGAATTACTGGTATAGATATTTATTCTGAAGTTTCAGAAAGAGCAATGATCAACCTCAAAGAGTCGGGCGCAACTTCGTATTTGCAAACTGGATCTGCAGCAACCTTAGCGTCAAGTTTTCATAATTTATATGGAACAAACATTGGTTATATTAGATCAGTAGAACAAGACCTCGCTTTATTTTCTTCGATGAACGGCACAGATGTACATATTGGCGCAGGAAATAAAAAGCTTGTTACATTTACAGGAACAACAGATTCGCATCCTTCTACAGGGGCAGAAGCTGGAAACGATGTTCTTTTTTCTGAAGATGCAAATGTCGGAATCAATGTTGCAGAAGTAGAACTATCGCCAACAAATAATGAAAAATTTAAATTACATGTCCAAGGAGATGTGAAGTTTGATGGCAGGCTATTTGCAACAGATGTCTTTGAAACATACCCAGTTATTCCTAAAGTAGGAGATACCCATCAAGGCAGCACCGTCACCCGACCACAGTATTCTCACTCTGCTGGAGACAAAGGCACAATTTATTTTGATGATGATTATATTTTTATCTGTACAAAAGATAGTGATGGCAATGACCCATCTAGAGTAGCTTGGAAAAGATTTGCAATTAGCGAGTGGTAATTATTTAAAATAGGTGTAATACAATAAGATGGCCCAAAACGATATATATTTAGTAAGACAAAAAGCAGACGGAACGTTTGAAGAAATTGCAAACTCTCCGTTTCAATATGACGCAACAAGCATAACCGATTTACCAGATAAATCAAACAACACTTTCCACATCAATACCAAGCTTAGGGTTGATGAATTAGAAGTTAATGGAAAAACTACGGTTATACATACTGACACAAATACTAGCGAACAGCTAATTGTTACAAACGACGGAACAGGGCCAGCCGCAATCATTAATCAACTTGGGCAACAAGCCTTAATAGACATTCAAGATGATGGATCTAGCGCCCTTTATATCAGGGGCGACGCACCTTTTGGAGGTTTTGTAGGGCTAGGCAACACAAGTCCAGAAGAACAGCTGCATTTGTCAGGAAGCATGCTACTTGAAAACGAGCAGCTTTTAATGTCTAAAAATATTTCTGGAACCAAAGTTAACGTTTTAGGTTTGTCTGACGAAGATGTAACAAATTTAAATAACGTAGGAAATGGAATTACTTTATCTACAGGCACCGCTTCGGCAGAAGAAAGGGTTTTTATTCATCCCTCAGGCAGAGTTGGAATTGGCATCTTAAAAAACGATCCAGGGGCAGTTTTAGAACTCAAAAGAGACAGCGACACGAATCTTTTATTGACACACAAAACAACATCAATATCGTCAATAATTAATATTGACAAACCAGCAGACAAAGTTGTATTCAAAACGCTTTCTGATAATGACCTTTCATTAGGTACAAATGCTTTAGACTTTTTTACTCTCACTAAGGACGGAAACATTACCCTTGAAAAGAAAACCGCGGGAAGTACTGCTACAGGAGGAGATTTAACAATTGACGGAACATTTACCTCAAAAGGAGATATGATTTCTATTGGATCAGAAGAAATTTTATTCAGTAAATCATTAACATCTTCTGGAATGAATGTTGCAAAAAGCTATAAAGTTTTACAAGTTGGATATAACACCCATCATTGGGACCATGGTACATCTTTTATCATTGAAATTTATTCTAATCATTTTAGCTCTCAAGGATATCAAAAGTATTTATTATCCCACACATACCTAGATACTAGCACGAATGGAAGTCAAGACGGCATTGTTGATAAAGCAGGATCTAGAGATTATGTTTTAAAAATTTTAGAACAAGAAGGTAAGGGCAATTTATATGAGTTTAGAGCGAGATTGGGAGCACCAGAAGACACTGGCGTTAATGTTAGTGATCGAGATGTAGCACTGATACCTCTTTATGTTGACGTTAACAATTTTGCAAATGTTCGAGTAAAAATCACTTCTTTTAATTCTGATAGCTGCACAAGAATTAGTGTTGACGCAAATTGGGGTGCGGGTACCGCAGATGATGAATTTAAATTTGACCCACTTCCATCAGCAGAAGACATAACTTGGTCAGATTATCCAGATTTACCAGGAACCACAGATTACGTTGTCGAAGGAAGACAAGCGCTTTATGCGGATGTATTATTTGGAGACGGAAGAATCAATAGAATTGGAGATAGAACTACTCACCAAAACAATATTCAATGGGCTTTAAAATTAGCTGACACAAATACATCATTAACTGTTGCGGGTAAAGTTGGAATTGGTACTGCGAGCCCTAGTGAAACTTTGCATGTTGAGGGAGGAAGTAATGAATCCTCCAGGTTGGCAGTCACGAGGAGTGACATAAGTAGAACAGCGGTTTTAGCTGCGAGTGCGGATGATCCAGCTTGTCCATACGTAGGAAGTCAGACTAACGATAACTTTGCAATATATACTAATAACTCGGCTAAAATGCTCATCCATAAAGATGGCAATGTCGGTATTGGTACTAACGGTCCTGTAGCCAAACTTCATATGCGTGAATCAACTTTAGGTGAAGATTTGCTCGTTGGATTTACAGCAACAAACTCTCAGGGCACAGGGGTAAATGCTTATATTAAATATATGCCAGATGCAGACTTTTTAGCATTCTCTCCAACCCAAACGGGTAGCGCCCTTGGAATCGACAAAGACGGCAATGTCGGTATTGGTACTACGGAGCCTGATTATAAATTGCATATTGCTGGTGGAACTCCAGCGATGAAGCTTGAAGGCACACAACCAAGAATATGGCTAAGCGAAACTGATCAAACAGATTTAAACACCCTAATAAGGAGCCATGGCTCTCTTTTTCAAATTGATACAGCGACAGACGCTGATTCTTTTGTCGCAAATAGATTAACAATTAATCACACCTCGGGCAATGTAGGTATTGGTACTACGAGTCCTGCTGGTAAACTTCACGTATCTACAGGCTTAAATATTGACCAAGGTAATATTGCATTTACTATAGGTGGTTCAGATGCTTCTAATGCAAGAACTGCAACTATTAATAAAAATACTTCAAGTCCTTATGAACTAACGATACAAGCTGGAAATCATCCCGTTGCTAATGTAGCTACTATATTTAAAGCTTCTGATGCGACTGAGACCATGCGCATCGACACCAGCGGCAATGTAGGTATTGGTACTGATAGCCCTGTAGCCAAGTTACATCTCTTTGATGGCATTGGAGTTTTTCAAAGGAACCTTACTACAGGAAGCGGCGCAACTACTAATATTGCTTTAAGAAATGATGACGGTTCAGATAATATAGAAGCGGGATTGGATTTTCAGGGTCTTGACGCGAATCAAGTTCTCAGAACCGCAGCAAGAATAGGCTGTGTGATTGAAAATCATCAACAAAATTCAGTTGGAGCTAGGTTGTACTTTGCAGGTAATGGGGCTAGTCCTGATATGACTATCGACTCCGCAGGCAATGTCGGTATTGGTACTACGGAGCCAAGTAGACTACTAGAGATTAGAGGTACTCAGCATGCTGGAAATTTGACTGCGTTAAA